GTGGAAATGGATCGTTCCTCGGCCGACTTTGGCGCCGGGATGGAGGAAAGCTACGGGATGAAAGACCAGCGCGCTGGCCTGCTCATCCTGGCTGACGACATCTTCCTTGATGATATTGACGGTCTCGCCCGCGCCGCCCAATTCCGGCTGCTGGACATCGTCCGGCTGGAACAGGCCTCCTTGCGGCTGGACATGCAGGTGGGATGCGACGTCATCCTGTTGTTTTGCACGCAACCATCCATCCTGCTCGAACGCCTGCTGGTGCAGGTTGAGACGCTGGCAATGCAGAATGACCTGTCGGTCATCCTTGTCGCCGGGATGGACACGGTCGATCTGGCCTTTGCCTGCATCCGAAGCGAGCGAACGCAATTGCTCTGTGCACCGGATCATGCCGATCTCGCAGCGGCGCTGCTGACCGCTGGAAGCGCTACGCCGCAGCGCACCCTTCATGAGGTCAATCAGGAAAGCGAAGGCATTCGCTTGCAGCAATTGAGCGAAGAGGTCAGTCGGCTTGCCCGTACGCTGGAGGCTCTGACATCCCGGCCGCGCCATGCCACGCCATCCTTCGCGCTGGGGCCACGCATATCAGACCGCTCCAGCGACTATATCGGCATGCCGGCGGTCGAGCCAATGGGCAGCGACCAGTCGATAACGGATACAACCGCACTCGACGCGTCGCAGGTCAGGGATTTGTTGCGATCAAGGCGGCTGCGCGAGGATTTCCTGCCCGGCGACCTGTTCGCCGATCCGGCCTGGGACATGCTGCTCGATCTGCTGGCGGCGCGGCTGGAGCAGGAGCGTGTTTCCGTTTCCAGCCTGTGCATCGCCTCCGCCGTACCGCCGACGACCGCGCTGCGCTGGATCCGAACGCTGACGGACAAAGGCATCGTTCGTCGTCAGGCCGATCCACAGGACGGCCGCCGCGTGTTCATCGCCCTCACCGAAGACACCGCCGAAGCGCTGACTCGCTGGTTCGCGGCCAGCCGCCGCTTTCTTTGCGGTTGATCCGATCATCATCAATGCTTGACCCGCGCGCCGATTCGCCTAGATAGGCCCGCTCCGGCTGCACCGGATTGGCGTGCGGTAACGGGCGATTAGCTCAGTTGGTAGAGCGTCTCGTTTACACGGAAATTCCCCGCTCGATCCATCGCCTTGTATTTAGGCGCTTTTCTTCGTCTCCGTCGCAACCACTTCGGGAATAATTCGGGACTCCGACGCCTCCAGCGCCTTGCGCACGTCATCATCAAACGCATGAGCATAGCGCAACGTGGTGCGGATATTCTTGTGTGCTAGGGCTTTCTGCGCGGCGGCCAAATTGCCGGTCTGGCGCAGGATGCGCGTCCCGCGCGTGTGGCGCAGATCGTGAAAGCGGAAATTATCGATCTCGGCGGCGGTCAGAGCCTCGCCCCAAACCTTCCGCCAGCCATCCTTGGAAATCGGGTAGCGTTGCCCCTTGCGGCGCTTCTGGCGGCTCTGCTGGCATTCATAGGTGAAGACCTGCGGGCATGCCTGCGGCTGCGTCGCTATGAGGACGATCATGTCCGTGGTGAGCGGGCGCTTGATACGATTGCCGCCCTTCACTGTTCGCCACGCCACCTTGGCGGGCACGTCGAGATCGGACCACAGGAGGGTCCGAACTTCCGAGACGCGCCAGCCTGACAGCAGGGCGAACTTGACGAATGGCTGGTAATCTTCGCGGATTGTCGAGAGCAGCCGGTCTTCTTCATCGAATTGCAGTTCGCGCGGGTCATGCTCCTTCACTGCGTAGCGCATCGCGCCCCAGTCCGGCATTTCGCCGACGTCATAGCGCGCCCGTTCGGTCGCGCGCCAGAAAGCGCGGGCGACATCGATCTCTCGATTTACACTGGAGCCTTCGATCAGCGCGGCGCGCTGCCGGAAGTAAGTGCCGACGTCCGTGTGATCGACGTCGGACATGAATGTGCGGGGGCCGATGGCATTCACGAAATTGTCCAGCCAAGTCTCAGACGATGCGCTCCAGCGGCCCTCCTTGCGCAACTTCGTCTCGTAGAGCCCAGCGGCCTCATCCATCGTTATCGGCTTGCGAGTTTTGATGTCGAGCGCGGCCTCTGCCCGCTTTCGCGCCTCTACCCTTTCCGCTTCGCGCTTCGTTTTCTGGCCCGTCGAGCCGTGAAATCGCCGACCACGATGTTGGAAGTCGAAGAGGTAGATGGTCGAGTTTTTCGGCTTGTAGACGGACATTGATGATCCTCGCGGACGCGGGCCGCCACATAGGCGTCGCAGTCTTCCGGGCGGTAACGAATCTTGCGCTCTGTGATGGCGACGTAACGGATATGACCTTGCTGTCGGATGCGGCGCAAGGTCTTGTCGCTGACATGGAGGCGCTGGGCCGCCTCCGCCGGTGTCAAAAGGATCGGACCGCTCATGCTGCCATCCTTTCTAAGTATTGCTCTATGTCGATCTGGGCACGCTCCAGAACTGCAGCATAGCGCGCTCTTTCCAGAGGGCGGGTGGTCACGGCGAACTTCGTTGCCGATGTCCCATCGAAGCTGTCCACCAGAGCCTTGCCGCACAGCGCAATCCGCTTCGCCGTGTTCACCCGCCCGACATGGCAGATGCCACCTTTCCGGTGGGCCACCCTTGCCCACTCTCCCATCGTTGCCAGTTTCCATTCTGTGTCACCGCCGACGAAAACGCCGACGCGCGATGAAAGGAACGGCTCAACGAAGGCAGGATCAAACCCGTTTTGCACCGCGATCATCAGGCGGACGCGCCGGATCGAAGAATAGCGCCGCAGCCGGCGGAGCCAAGCCCGGGTCAGATGCCAGCTGAGGTCTCCTCCCAAAACGATGTCTGGAACAACGATGAAATCGGCACCGGGACCGTAGCGCTGTACTGTGGCCATGAAGCGACGCAAGTCGGGAAGCGGTGTTACACGCTCGCCACGTTGGAATGCCTGGAAGGTTGCCCAAGCACCGCAGTCCACGGCATGGCTCAATCCCGCAAGAATCGGACCGCCACGGTCGAAAGGCGAGACCATCCAGCGCCAATTCGCCGCTTTGATCTCGGCGACGTTTCGCCGGGTGTTAGTTCTGGAAGCGTATGCGATCACGCTGCGTCCCTTTGTTCAAAGGCGGCGGCACGGAGTTCGAGCAGAGGGATTGCCCAGACCTGCACGTAAAGGTGCGCCCAGCGCCAAATGGCGTAGAGGTTGCGATAATGCGGGGTGCCATCGACGGCCTTGTCGAGCGCGCGGCGGGCGGTGGCGACGATGCCGAGCCAGCCCTCCCGATCGGTCGGATTGGGTGGCCGGCCAACGCCGGTTAGTTCCTCGCGGATCAGTGTCGGGATCCCCAACTTGCGAGCGATCAGCACGGCGAGGATATGCCACTGCGCCATATCGGCGTTGCGGGCCTCTGTCAGCCGCCAGCGTTTATCGCCATTGCCCGCCTTGCGGATCTCTTCGGCCCATGAGGCATCGCGGCTTTCGCAAACCGCAACGATCGCCGACCAATGCTCATCCGTGGTCATGGTCCACGGCGCGGCTGTCATGGCTGCACCGCCTTCCTGCCCGCGTCAGTGATCGACCAGCTGGTGTGATGACCCATCACCTTGTTCCGTGCGATCAGGACCCAGCGTTCGAGACGGCGCAGCATATTGCGCGCTTGAGGAAGGCAGCGCCCTCCGGCGATCAGGCCGCAGGCGTTGGCGATCGGCCACGTCATGGCGCGTGCGCCCTCAGCCAAGAAGGTCAGGGCCGTATGTTCGTCCAGCGTCAGCCTGCTGGGCGGCGCGGGCTGTGGCGGATGCATGTTGGTCATGAAGTCCGTCATGCGATCATGCTGGGCCTGATCGACGCTGGCGGCGCAGTCGGGGCAGCGGACGAAGGGCGCACCGGAGCAGTCCATGGCGACTAGTGCCCAGCCCTTGGGAACGTCCTGCGTCGGGCTGTTGTGCTGGGTGCCGCAGTCAGCACAGATGAAGGTAAAGCGGGCGAAGGTGGGGATCATGTTCAACGGTTTTCTCCCTTGGCGCTGGCCAGTGCGTGGGCGATGATGAAGGGGATGGCGAACAGGGCAGCGATCAGGAAAAGCGCCCGGATTGCGCCCTTGATCGCCAGTCCGGTGCGCCGGTTGCTGGATCCACCGGGCGCGCAGGAATCACAGGCGCAGCCGATGGGATGAATTGCGGGGTGGGACCGGCGGCGCATGGTCATTCCATCCCCAGCGCGGTCAGGTAGGTGTCGAGGATCGCCTGCTCTTCCTGCAGGGCGTTCGGGTCTTTCTTCCGGCGCGCGATGATGTCGCGCATGGCCTTCTTGCTGTAGCCGGTGGCTTTCGCCTCCTGATAGACGTCGTTTCGGTCATCCAGCAGGCCAAGGATCTCGGCGTCGATATTCTCTATCCGCTCGATCAGCTGGCGCAGCTGCTGGGCGGCGGCGTCGGGATTGGCCTTGATCGGATCGGGAACGTGCCGCTTTTTCTTGCCCTTGCGGACCGGCTCTACCGTGGCAGGGACTAGCTTGTGGACGACGCCGCCCTTGCCATCGGGCACGGCGGCCATGCGCATTAGGGGCGCGTGGGATTCTACAGATTGAGCCTGCATGATTGCCTTCCTGTTCATGCGGTGGGGGTGTTGTCGGGCCGGTTGAAGACCCAGCAGTTGACGGTCTTTCCGGTGCGGGAATTGACCGGCTTGTGAGCGATGAACTTCCGCGCCTTGCTGGATTTCAGCAGTCGTTTGAGTTCATTCATCGGGGGGAGAGATAGCCGCAGATCGCCGCATTTCTGCTCGAACTGGACAAGGTTGATCGCAAAGACGTCGTTGGTGCGGCTGTGATCAATGGGGCGGTCCGTCGTGTCGGATTCCTGCGCCGCAATCCAATCGAAGCGCTCCCAGAATAGCTCGACATGGGGATGATCATGTTCGACCAGGCGCTGCCGATCTGTCAGCATTTCCCGGATGAAATCGTGCGTGGCATCAGCCGCGGCTTTCGGGATTTTGTTGACCACGATCTGCATGGCGTCGAACATCGCGGCCAGCTGGGCATGGTTCAGCGCCAAGCGGTTGTTGCGGATCCCGCGCTGTTTCAGCATCGCGTCCCGGTGCTGGGCGAACCGCTCCCGGTAGCATTTGAGGATTTCCGCCTCTTTGCGGACGATATGGACGATGAAGCCCGACACGTCGTCGCGGTCGATCCGCGCCACCTTCTCAGCCGCCTCGCGGGTGTGCTCGCCCCAGCCCGCCTTATCGATCGTCAGGCCCATGATGCGCTCGCGCATCGCCGGGGACGCCTCGACCGGATCGTTCTGCACAATGGCAATCGCGCCCCGGAAAGGCGGCTCGAACGTCTCCATGCCGCCGTTGGCGATGGCGCGGGTGCGGACCGCGCGCCCGTTATAGGCCGTTTTCAGTTCGTCCCATTCAAAGCGGCGGCTGTGCGGCGTGTCCTGATTGCGGTCGCCCTCGATCAGCACAACCGGCAGATTGCCCACCTGTCCCAAGGTGCGGGAGATACCGGCATTGGTGGCTTTGGTCGGGTCGAAGCCTTCATAGTTGCCGACGCGGCCCATCAGCTTCCACAGGAAGGCGATCAGCGTGGATTTGCCGGTGCCGGGAGGGCCGGTCACTTCGAGAAAGCCAAGGGAATCCTGCGCGGCGCGGACCTGCTCGGCAAAGAGCGACAGCACCCAGAATGTCAGGACGACATAGCCCTTCGGCCCCCAAGCCTCATAGACCGGCTGCAGCCATTCGAGATTGAGGCGGTCCGCGTCATAGTTGATCTTCAACAGGCGGTCCGCCGTGCGCAGCTTCACCGCCTTGCGCGAGAAGACGAAATAATCGTCCTTGTTGACCTTCTCGACCTTGCCGTTGCTGACGCCGATGTCGCCCAGCAGATAGGCTTCATGGTCGATGGAATAGCCGGTGAACTGGATCGCCTCGACCATGCGGATGCTGGCCCATTGGCGCTGCATCAACTTGTCCAGATGGCCGGTCGCGCCGGTCCACTGCGCGCCGGGGGCGACCGATGACAGCCGCTTCTTGAACTCGGCACCGGCGGACAGGTTCGCGCCGGAAAAGGTAGCCTTCACCGGCTCGCGGCGCGGCTGTCCCTTCATGCGGGGGAAATCTATGCGGAGAAAATATGCGCCCTCTTCAATGTGGGCGTCCTTCTGGAAATACAGGGTGCGGAAGGTGCAGTTCGCCAATTCCGTGATGTCGGCGGCCTGTCGCGCGGCCTGCTCCCACTGATCCTGATACGGCAGGGATGCGATGGTCGGATCGGTTTCGCGCAGCCCTTCAAGGATGCTTTCGATCCGCTCCAGAGAAAAGGACGCCCACAGCTGCCGCTGGTTAAAGATCAGGGGGAAAGAGGCTGTCTTGAACCGCTTGTAGATCAGGAATGCCTTTTCATCGGCGCTGCCCGCGATCGTGACGTCGCCCGCCCAGAGATATTCCTCGATATGGTTGGCCTTGAGCCGATCAGCTTGGTGCAGGTCGTTCCAGTCCCGCTTCTCGCCCTCGCCATCCATCTTGACCTGCGCTGCGCCCGCGCTCCACCCAGCCTTGCGGGCTTCGGCGACATGCGAGATCGTATAGTCGACACCGGCAGCGCCCTGATCATAAGCGAAGATCAGGCGCGGACCGGCCCCGGCTTCGGGATCGTCGCCAATGGCTTTGCGCAGATCGGCCAGAAACTGCTTGGGATAGTTGTTGCAGGACATGGCCGAGACGGCGACGATGTCGTTCTGCCGCAGGGCAATGGCGTCGAATATGCCTTCCGCGATCCAGATTTCCTTGGCGCGGGCCAGCGTTTCGATGGTGTCGCCGGGATAGGTCCAGACCTGCCCGCGATAGCCGCCGCCATAGGAAAAGGTGGCCTTCTTGTCGCCGAAGCGGTGCGCCTGATCTATCAGTCGCTGCCAATAGCCGCCGCCGGGCATCGGGAATCGCACGGTCGCGGACCCGATATTCAATTCGGGATCCTGATACCATTCTTGGCTGTAGGCGCCCTTGAGCGGCGCGATGTCGAGGCCGCGCGCGGCGATCAGATAGGCGTCGGCGGCGGCGTTGGGGTTCTGCTTGGTCGCCTTGTAACGCTTCGACCAATCATCGAAAATTTCCGGGTAGAGCGATTTGGTTTCGCCTTCCCATCCGCATTTCTCGACGCGGCCACAGCGAAGCACCCAAGGATGGCCTGCGGGCGTCCACAGCGCCTTTTTGTCGTTACATTGGGGGCACTTCCCCTCGCGCAGGAAGCCGCCACGCTCGCGGAGATTATAGTCTTTGGTCAGGCGGGCTGTGACTTCGCGCAGTATGTCTTCACGCATGGGGACAGGTTCTCAGGCAATAAGGGACCGTTCCCGGCGGCGGGGCGCGCCGGGCTGGGTTCTGTTCGTCGGGATCGTGTCGGCTAGGCCGAGCGGTTAAGTCGGAATGGCTACGGCATTGGCGGGCTCGCTCGGCGGACCGTTATCATTATCGGCGCGGTCGTTCGCGGCGGCGTGCCATGTGGTCATTGGCAGCACGGCCAGCGGGCTGGGAAAGCGGCTTGCCTTCGTGCTGCGCACCGCAACCATCTCGACAACAAATTCATGCCCGCAGGCATCGGGATTGCGGCAGCGATAATAAAGCTCCCGAAAGAGCGTGCTAATTTTGCCCACAGCCCGAGAATGGGCACGGCCCCCGCAGGCCGGACAAGTGACATGTGGCAGACCCGACATTCAGCTTTCCCCCAGTTTACCCTGCGCAGCACCGTTGCCGGGCAGGAATGACCTGAGACGGGTCAGCAGGCGGCTGTAAGCGCCGCTCGCTTCCTCGGTCTCTTTGATGGCGTGATGGATTTCAGTCGGCGACGCGCCATGCTGCATCGCATGGATGCTGCTGCTGATCGCACCCGCCGATTCCAGGGATGCCTGGGCGATGTCGTCGGCCAGCGCCGCTCGACAGGCCAATGTGTTCGAGAGCGCGACGTCCAACTGCCGCGCATAGCTTTCGAGAATGGGGGCATAGTTGCCGCCCGCTTCCATGAAGGCGCGATCGAGGGCGATGGCCTGATCGAGCGTCGGCATGCTGGCCTTGTCGCTCTCGCTCCAATACCGCACCGCGCGCTTTGACCGCCGGGTGATCTTGGCCGCCTGATCCCAGCCAATGAGGCCGACAGCCGTGGTGATGGCGAGCGAAAAGGTGAGAGGAGCGCGGACCTTTGTCATGCGGCAATCCTCTCGCCGATCATGTCGGCGACCAGCTTGCGAGCCAGCGTACCGACTTCATCCTTGCGCTCGGTCTGCGTGCATCCGCTCGCAAGATGCAGGGGGCCGTTGCGATCGGGGTTGAGCACAAGGATTCGCCAAGCATTGCGGCGGATTTCATGCTGCCCGCCTTCCCGCTCTGGGGTGACTTCTGCCCACACATAATAGTCGGGGACGCGGCTAATATCGATCCAGTCGCCCAACTCAGCGCAGATCGTGAAGCCGTCGATGTCGGCATTGATCATAGGGCGGAATTGAGGCCGCTCTGTCTTGGCCTTTCGCCGCAGTCGGGCCTCTGCCTGCTTAGTTGCGAGATCGTGGATGCCAATGTCGAGCATGGCTGTCAGTTCGTCGGTCTGATCCGGCACCATGAAGTTCAAGGCTTCCGCGCCTGCGGTCGCAAGCTGCTGCAATGCGCGGGCTTCGCGCAGGGTGAGAGTGACGCGCAACGCGCTCGCCATGGCCTGCACCTTCATGCTCCCGGCCTCCCGATGGCGCACAGGGCGAAGATCGTGGCGCTGCTCATGATGAGGAAGGCGGCGAGGCTATACCAGCGCGGCAGCTGCGGCGCGGGGGCCGGTTCGTCGCGGATGGTCAGCCCTTCGGGCACGACAAAGGTGTGGCGCGCGGCAAAGCGGCCCCGGAGCGAATAGGTCTGCGCGGTATCGCTGGGGCAAATGGATGATGGGCATTTGCCCGAATGTTCGGCGCGCGCGGCGTCGGCTATCCCGTTTTCAGGGCGGTCTGCGCGATCAGACTGCGATGGCGCATTGCGCCCGATCGCCTGTGTCTCGAAGGAATGCATTCCGTTTGGTCCTTTCAAGCGGATCGGTTGGGCGGGGGTGCGAGCCTCGCCCAACCAATTTCAGGTCAGGCGGCGACTGCCGCCGGGTGCGCGGCCCGGCCTGCTGCTATGGCGGCGCGGGCTGCTGCGGTGAGTTCGAGGGGTTGGCCCTTCCGCACATTGCCAAGCACTGCCTGGGCGCGGACTGCGGACCAAAGATCGCGGCGCGTGACGCGCAGCTGGGTTTCCAATTCCGTGACGCTCATCGGGTGAGCGGCGTCGTAAAGGGCGTTCAGCAGGCGGGCCTGCACATTCTTAGCGAAGGACATCAGGCGACATCCTTCCGTTGCGTTTTCGGCTTCCGATCGCAAGCGACGTGCAGGCCGCGACCGGATAGAATTGGGCCACATTCCTCGCCGGGATCTTCTGGCGCGACGGTCAGGGAAGCCGGGTAAATGTCGGGGCGCAAGTGATGACGTGACACGCCGTAAAGGCCCTCTGCAGCGAGGACATACTCAGCGGGCAGCAGCTTCGACTGGTTGATCCAGCGCCAGACCTTCGGCTGCGAGACCAGCAGGTCGCGGGCCATCTGGCTATCGCTGCCCGCGCGGTCGCGGCACAAAACGAGCGCTTCGTAAGGGGTTAGGTCTTCATCCATGAATAGACCTATACGGAACTGAATAGCCCCTTGTCAACGTATTCGTTGGGTGTCTGGCTATTCATTTTCGTATAGGCAGCAGCGCATGGCTGATATCATTGGTTCCCGGCTCGACTGGCTCATTCAGGATCGACGCACCAGCCAATCGGCACTGGCGCGCGAGATCGGCATTTCCCAACCTTCCGTGGGCCGCCTGATCTCCGGTGAGACGCGGGAAACCGGGAAAATCCTTGAATTGGCGCGTGCGCTAAAGACCTCGCCGGAATATCTGGTGGGCGAGACGGACGATGATGCCCCATCTGCGCGCGTGGTGATCGTGGCTCCCGGCGACGTAGCCGATGACGACGGCGACACTGTCGAGATCGACAACATCAACCTGTCCTACGGCATGGGCGGCAGCTTTCTCGACACGACAGATATCGACGTCGAAAAGGTGAAATTTTCCCGCAGCTGGCTCAGCCAGTTCACCACGACACCGCCGCATCTGCTCTGCAGCGCGACAGGTATCGGTGATTCGATGATGCCGACCATCCACGACAGGGACGTGGTCATCATCGACCGATCGCAAACTACGCCGGAGATGGGCGACAAGATCTGGGCGGGGGTGTTCGCCGGGTTGGGGATCATCAAGCGGCTGCGCGCCCTGCCTGATGGCAGCATGCGGATCAGTTCGGACAATCAGCTGGTGCGGGACGAGATCGCCGCTGACGGCGAATTGTTCATCGTCGGTCGCGTGATCGCGGTGGTGAAGAGGCTCTAATGGTCACACCAGTGGGCCGCCTGCCCGCTATGTCGCTGGCGGTTGTCGGCGCACGATTCCCGAACAGCGACGGATCTGACCGCCGCCGCGAAATCCTGCTCTGCGTACCCGGCGAGCGGGTCGAGTTGCGCCCAGAGCCGCATAACAAGGCCGACGCGCGCGCCGTGGCGGTGGTTTCGAACCGTGGGGTGCAGATAGGTTATCTAACGGCGGAACGATGCGGCCGCATTTCCCAGCTGCTGGAACAATGCCGCGAAGTGCAGGCGATCTTCCAGCAGGTCTCATCATCCGGTGCGTGGATCCGCGTGGCTTTCGACGGTGAAAGCCCGGTCCTTCCTGCCACCGCCAGCGAGGAAGATGGATGTATGGATGACGGGGCCGACACGGGCTTCTATCCAGATGAAATCTGGCCTGACGATTAGGCTCTGAACGGGGGAAAAATGAGAGATTTCGCAGCCTTCTGCACGCTGATGGCGTGCCTGATCGTACTTGTTGCATCCATTATCGCCTTGGTGCGTCCCCTGCCAAAGGTTGGATTGGGGACGCGGAAGCGCGCGCTTGGTGGCGTCGGCATCGCGTTCGCGCTTTTCATTCTGACAGCCGCAGTGATGCCAGCGCCGAAGGCCGCCGCTGATATCGCCCAGGCAAAGAGGAAGGCCGCACCGGCAGGCACCGTCGCCGCTTCAAATGATCAGATTGCAGAGGTCAATGCTTACGCAGAGACGAAGTTCGCCAGCGTCAAGGTGGACCTGCAACAGGGTTGGGACGGGTCGGACTTGCCTGTGCAAGCTGCGATGGTCGTGGAAGCCGCCGGAAAGGCAATCAAGGCTGGCGCCAGCGACATTCCCCAAAGCGTGGACCGAATTGATTTCTGGTTCACCGCACCGTTGGTGGATCAGTACGGCAAGGAATCGCGCAGCAAAGTGCTGCAGTTCGAGATTAAGCCAGCTGATCTGCGGGCGGTGCAGTACGAGAACATCGCCCCGCAAGGCCTGCTTGAATTCGCTGATGACGTTTATGTAAGGGTTGCTGCTCGCCAAGCGGTGGCTGACTATTGCGCTGACAATGAGCGGACCAACAGGCTGTTTTGCGCCAAGGCCGCCCGATGAAGCCAAGATTGTCGCGCCTTTGGAACTACGAGAGCGACAGCCTGTGGATTTGGATCCCGCTCTGGATTTTAGGTTTCCTCGCGTTCGGCGGCTTCCTCATCTGATCAGGGAGCCGTTTCCATCTTCACATCGGTCGTGAAGCCGCCCGACTTGTCGAGCCGGTGCGTTACTTCTGAAATCAGCCATGTGGTGGCGTCGATCTCATCCTTGTAGCCGCTGACCTTCACGCGGGCTTCGGGGATGGCGTCGGCGCGGCCCAGCGCCAGCTTCATGTCAAAGGTGGCCGGTGCCCGCTTGAGCCGGTCCCGTTCTGCTATTGCCGCACGCTTCGCCGATGCCTCGTCGGGATAGACCTTGCGCAGCTTCTTCGCGCCGTCTTCCTTGCCGACCGTGAACGTCTTACGCTTCGCGCCCTTCTTGTCATGCCAGCTGGCGGATACTCCCTCCTGCCCATCCCGCTTCTGTCGCTGCCAGTTGTGACGGTCGCCATCGGTGCGGCGAATCGTCAGGGTTGGCAGCGCCTTGCCGCTGGTCGTGGTGCCCGCGCCTTTTCGCGCGAAGATCAGATGCTTGTCCTTGATGGTTGCCACGGCATCATGCTCGCGGCCAAGGCGTTTGAGGAAGGCGATGTCGCTTTCCCGGCTCTGACTGATCGAAGGCAGCGCGATCGAGGAAAGGTCCGATGCGACTTTCAGCGTCAGGCCGTTCCTGCCCGCGACGTCTTTCAGCACCGCGCCCAGCGTCGTGTTCTTCCAGCTCTGCTCGCGCCGGTTGCGGATCTTGCTGGTGAAGTCGGCGGCGCGGGCTTTGATCGTGATCTGATCGGGCGGGCCGCTGTGCGACACGTCGTCCACCTTGAAACTGCCCTTATCGATCAGGCCGGTGGCAACGTCCGCACCCTGTTTCCAGCCCAGCTGCACCTTCAGCACCGCGCCTTCCTTTGGGATCCCCAGCATGCCGTCCGTGTCGTTGAGCACTATATCCAGCTGGTCGGCTTCATCGCCGCGCTTTTCGGATAGGGAAAGGGATACGAGGCGCGGGCGCAGCCGGTCCGACAGATCCTTGCCGTCGAGCGTCACGCGCCAGTCCGCGATATTGTTGATCTTCTCGCTCATGCCGACGCCTGGGCATTATTTGCCGTCGCCGGATCATCCACGCGCAGCAGATCTATGCCGAAATCGATCCGGCGCGCGCGGCCATCGGACATGAGGAAGGCATGGCGCTCATCCAGCGCTGTGATGACGAAATTACCATAGACCGTGCCGCTGCCATCGACCAAGGGCAGCGCCTCGCCGTCGTCCGCCATGCTGCGCAGGTCATCGAGCGAGACGCGCCCGTCCGCGATCTCGGCATAGACTGCCCCCGAAAGGCTGATCGTCTCATCGCCGACGCCGGTGAATTGCGTTGCGTCCCGCGCGCCGACGCGCTGGGATCGGGCATGTTGCCAGTCCGTCTTCCGCTGCATTTCATCATAGGCCAGCGTTCCGATCTCGAACAGGAACATGCCCAGCGCCATCAAATGCATGTGGTGCCCTCCTTATTGATCGCCGAAGCCGCGCCCGCGCCGCTCGCGCTCGATCTGCTCGATCGCTTCGCGGACCTGATCGGCGATTTCCTGCCCCTGCGCGCCGCCTGTCACGGTGACTTGAATGGTGTAGTGGTTCTGCACGGCAGCAGCGGCAGGGCTGCTGCCGGGCTGTTGAGCCGCAGCAGGAGACGCGACGGCCATCGCCGCCCCAGCGGTGCCCACGCCGATCGCACTCGCCATCTGCCCCGACAGGTCCATGATGCGCGGAATCACAGGGCTGGCGGAAAAGCCCTTCGTCATACGGTCCGACAGTTCGGCAATACGATCGAGCGGACCACCGGTGTTGCTGGCGAGGCCCTGATCCAGCCCGGCCATGACGAACCCGCCCAGCCCGGCGAAGACGCGGGAGGGCGAATGGATGCCCAGCTTCGACTTGAACCAGTTGGCGACGGAACTGGCCGCGCCGACGATGGTGGATTTGAGCGCGCCCAACATCCCCACGACGCCGTTGATCAGCCCTTGGATCAAATTGCGGCCGATCTCGGTAAAATTCAGCGACTGGAGATAGGCCAGCGCGGGCATGAAGGCGCGGATGAGCAATCCGAGCGGGTGGAAGGTCAGGAAGGCATTGATCAGGAAGTCGATCGCCCCGCTGACCATGGCTTTGATACCTTCCCACAGGCCGCCGAACCATGCCGAGATCGCGCCCCAATTGTCGTAGATCAGATAGGCGGCAGCGGCGACCGCCGCGATGGCGGCGACGATCAGCAGCAATGGCCCGAGCGCGATGCCCAGCGGCGCGGCGGCGGCGGTCAAGGCGGCGAAAGCCAGCGCGAGGCCGCCGAGCAGGATCAGCAGCGCAGCCCCCGCCCCCATGAAGATCATGATACCCTTGGCCAGCACGGGATGCTCCTGTGCCCATCCTCGCACCCCGACAGCGGCTTTCTGGACGTAGCCCGACACTTTGACGATGGTGGGCAGCAGGAACTGGCCCATGGTGATGTTGAGCGCCGACAGGGCGTTGCCCGCCAAGCCGGTCGCCCCTTCCGTGGTGGCGATGGCCGACAGGAATTCCTTGTTCATGGAGCCAGCATATTGGCTTCTGTCGCCGACCAGCGCGAAATTCGTTTTCAGCTGGTCGAGGCTGGTCAGCATGGGCGCAATGGCGGCGACGCTTTCGGATCCGAATAGTTCGGTCAGCATCCCGGCCTGCGCCTCTTTCGGCAGCTTCTGGATCCGTTCAAGGACATTAGTAATCGCGCCCCCGGCATCCTTCTGCATGTCCTTGGACATCTGCACCGCGTCTAGCCCGAGCGCCTTGAACGCGCCCTGCTGCGATTTCGTGGCCGACGTGCCCTTGGTGAGCGCCAGCATCATGTTCTTGATGCCAGTCGCGCCGATCTCCGATTCCACGCCCACGCTGGACAGGACTTGGCTCATGGACGCGATCTGGGCCGCAGCGAGGCCGCCCACCTTACCCAGCGGGCCGATGCGCGTCACCATGTCCGTCACAGCGCCGACGTTGCCGCCAAAGCTGTTGGTCAGGGCGTTGATCTGGTCGGCCAGCGCCACCACGCCATCCTGCGGCAAGCCGAAGGCGGTGCGCCATTTCGCCATGGTGTTGCCCGCATCTTCGGCGGTGCTGTCAAACGCAACGCCCATTTTCGCCGCATCTTCGGCGAAGCGCATCAGTTCCTCGCGCGGGACATTGGCGCGGCCAGCGGCGGCGACGATCTGCGCGATGCCTTCGGCGGCCATCGGGATCCGCGTACTCATCTCCAAAATGTCGTCGGACATCTTGTTGAAGGCTTCGGGCGTGGGGAAATCGACCACTTTGCGGACGTCGGCCATGGCGCTTTCCAGCGTCATCGCCTGTTTGGTCGCCATGACGATCGGCGCACCGGCGGCGGTGCCAGCGGCGACCATGCCGAGGCCCATGCCCGTCGCCTTCTGGCTGACCTCATTCAGCTTTTCGGAGTTGCGGTTGGCCTGGGCGACCTTCTCCAGCTGCGCCGTCTGTTGCTTGAGCGCGCGGTTCGCTTCGGCAGTGCGATTGGCGAGGCGATCCTCATGCCCGGCCAGATCCATGACATCGACACCGGCGGCGGAGAGCTTGGCCGACAGCTGCTGCAGTTCCGCGCCACCTTGATCGAGGCGCGCCGCCAGCTGCGCGGACTGTTTTTCCGCCCGCTCAAATTCCATGCGTAGCTTCTTCGTCGGCTTTTCCGTCGCCTCCAGCTGGGCGCGCAGCTGCGCCAGCTTCGCCTGCTGTTCCTGATATTGGCGCGTGTCGTTGGCGAAGCGCGATTCCGCGGACTTGTAGCTGCCGACCTGCTTTTGCAGGGCGCCAAGCGCCTTTAGTTCATCCTGCGTCTTCGCCAGATCCCGGCGCGCGGCGGACGACGCGCCAGTGATGGATTTCAGGGGCGATGTGACCTTGTCCAGCGCCTCAAGGATGATCTGCAGCCGAAGATTCTTGTCCGCCATTATCGCTTTCCGGGCTTGTCAGGGGATTTCGATCGACGGGCGGCCTGTTCGCGCCAGCCCATCAGTTCGGACAGGTCCATGCTGTCCATGACGGCGGGCGACCAATGGAAGATGATCGCCACGTCCGCCATCGCGTCATCTACTGATCGAGGACAGCCGCACGTTGCGACCTCTGCAGCAAAAAACTGCCGATCTCCGCACCGCAGGCCAGCAGGTCCGCCGGTTCCATATTGCCGACTTCCGCTTCGGTCAGCGGGGGCACGGTGATGCGCGGTAGGATCTTGGTGAGGCTGTCCACCTTCAGCTGGCCCAGATCGACCAGCGACAGGCCGCGCAGTTCGCCGGAACGTGGCTTGCGCAGCTGCAGTTCCTCTATCGTGGTTTCACCGCGCACGATCGGCGTGTCGAGCGTGACGGTGCGGAAAACGGGGGCGTTGGGTTCGCTCATGATACTCTCTCTCAGATTTCAGGGAAGGACGGCCCGACGACGCGCGCCGGGCCGCAGCAATCAGAACATGCCAGCAGCGGCGCGCAGTTCGGCGGTGCGGTCCACGCCGCCCACGATCTCGACCATGTTGATGGGGTCGATCTCGATTTCCGTCCGCCCGTTCCAGACCAGCTTGTAATAGGCCAGCGCCATGGTGGCGGCGAACTCGCCGACTTCGCCCATTTCCTGATCGCCCATCTCGATCTCGGAATAGCGACCGCGAACGATGACCTCGACGGTGTCGATCGCCGCGCTGTCGTCCTTCTGGTAGCTGCCGGTGAAGCGAAGATAGACGCCGTCCACCGTGTTGACGCCCCACTGCTGCAGGACGTCCCGCAGCGGGCCGGGGCCGCTGAACGACAGTTCCATCGCCTCCATCCCCATGTCCAGCTGGAGCGGGGCGTTCATGCCGCCGCCGCGATATTCTTCCAGCTTCCGGGTCAGGGTCGGCAGCGTGACGGTGTTGACCTCACTGCCGTAGCCGATGCCTTCATTGTAGAGGTTCATGTTCTTGAGGGTGCGGGGCAGTCCCATCGCTGGCTCCTATGATTGAAGGGGTGAAAGGGGCGGGATCAGACCGTCTCGGCCAGCTGGCTCGCAAAATCGGCGAAGTAGCTGTCCGTGATGCGCTGGTTGAAGCCCAGATCTTCCAGCGGCGGCGGCACGGTGTAGTCATAGTCGATGCGCAGCTTGCCCGCCTTGAGGCTGGCCGTGCTGTTGTTCGCCTCATCGAACCATGCATTCGCGCCGAGAATGATGCCCTGCGCTTTCAACTGGCGGAAGAAGCCGTTGATGGTCTCGATGATGTCCTTGGCGAGCGCGGGGGTCAGCGGCTTGTCGATCGCCCACATCATGCCGCTGACGATCGTGTCGGCCAGCAGCTGCGCGACTCGGACGGTGCTTTCGAAGGCGAACAGGCTTTCCGCTTCTGCCGTGGTGCGGTTGCCCCAGAAGCGATAGCCGGTGTCGGTGCGGACAAGGGCGGTCACTTCCTTGGCGTTGAGCAGCCCGGCTTCGCTGGCCGCATCCTCAATATCCCAATGGATATCTTTGGTCAGGCCGACGACGCCCTGCACCGCGACGTTCGAGAGCGTCTTGTGCGGGCCGGTCTGGGTGTCGATCAGGGCGCGCAGCCCCATGGCGCGGGCGGCGGCATAGCTGGTGACGTTGGCGCTGGCGGCCGTGTCCCAGGCGAGGAAGTCGGGCATCAGCAGCATCAGTTCGCGCGCGCTGAAATTGGCGCGGTAGAGGATGGCGGCTGCGACCGTCTCGCCGATCGCGCGGGCATAGGCGAAGCCGCGCAGCTTCTGCGCCACCACAGCCAGCGCCGTGGTAACCGCCTGCGTTTCGAGGCCGGGGGTGCCGAGGATCTTCGGCTTGACGCCCAGCTGCGCCTGCGCGGCCAGCAGCGCCTGCATGCCGGTCTTCTGGCCGTTGGCATCGGTGGTGCCGATAACATTGCTGGCAGTCTCGGCAGCATCCGCGCCTTCCTCGACGCGAACCACGACGACGACGGGGCGGGTCTGGTCGGCAATGGCGCGCAGGGCGTTCGCCAGCGTGCCATCCACGCCCGCATCGCCGATCGCCGTCTCAATGTCCGTGATCAGCGCGGGACGGTCGAGGGGAAAGACGGCGGCGTCGGCATCGGAAGCCGTGGCAACCAAGCCGATAATGGCGGTGGAAACGGCGGTCAGCGTGCGAGCGCCGGTGTCGATCTCGGTAACGGTGATACCATGTTTGAAGGGCATGACAGGCTCCTTGGGCTAAAGAGAGAGGGGCAGGACGAGGCGAGTGCGGGCATTCGCGGCGGCGGTGTCGGTTCGATCGCCGTCGATGATGATGGTGGCCGCTCCGGGACGCTCCCCGGCGGCGAGGCTGACCCGGCGCAGGCGCAGCCGGTCTTCGTTGCGGGAGATCGCCACCGCCGACGCCGCGTAGACCCGCAGGATGTTTGCCGGGGTCATGGGCTGGTCGATCAGTTCCGGCAGCAGGGAGCCATATTCCCGGCGGCCTGCTCGCGTGCCGACAGGTGTCGATAGGATGTCCGTGACCGACTGCTTGATATGTTCGAGGCCGTCCAGCACCGCCCCGGAGGTTCGCGCCATGCCCGCCATCAGACCGGCGCTCCGGTCTGGGCACCGCCCGCCTGCACGCCGCTATGCTTGTGGCCCTTGAGGCTCTTGCTGCCGCCGATGACGTCGGTGGTCGCGGTCACCGTGCCGTTGACGGTCACATCGCCATTTATCGTCATCCCGCCGGGAGCGTCGATCGTTGCCGTGCCGCCTGCGGGAAGCGTTACGGCGAGGGCATGGGCGGCATGATTGTAGTTGATCGATGCACCGTCAGGGAAATCCATCTGGACGATGTTGGGGTCATTGGAGGGCGGTGGATTGGCGTCGGAATAGAGGCCCAGAATGACCAGCCCATTTTCCAGATCGCCTTCCGGGGCCAGCACGACGCACTGTTCATCCACGGAGGGCGGCGACCAGTAGCGTGTCCCGCCCGCGCGCATGGCGACCCACGGCAGGTTGCCGGTGGTCAGATCGCCCAGCGTGACGGTGCAGGTGGCATCGGCATAATCGACGGACGCAATGACGCCATACTGGATCGCCTCGCCGACCTGCTGTTCGGGATCTTGGGTGTTCGCCATGCGCGGACCATGACGCGCGCGCTCCATCCTTTCGCGCCCCTGCATTTGGACAGAAAGCTATCCAAATGCAGGGCGTTGGCAGGGCGCAGGCTTCGCTCGTCGGGCGCCGGGCTCATTGCGCAAGTTCCTACGATCAACTAGCTCTCGCCGCTCAAGCCGGAGAGATATAGATGAGCAAACTGTGGCTTACATATGCGTGGAAAGACAATGAGCAGGATGACGTAGATCACATCATTGCGGAACTGCGGCGCGTTGGCGTAGACGTCAGCTATGACCGGGTGCAGCTGCTCGCGGGTCGCCGCTTGTGGGATCAGATCGACGCAGCAATTCGCAGTCCAGAGGTCAGTGCCTGGGCGATCTACGTGACTGAAAACAGCTTGAAGAGTGAACCCTGTCAGGAGGAGCTGGCATATGCCCTCGACCGGACACTCAGGACGCGAGGATCCTCCTTTCCGCTCATCGGCCTCTTCTCTGGCGAATTCGACCCTCTGCTGGTGCCGTCAGCCCTTGCGACCCGCCTTTGCGTCAATCTCCACAGCAATGACTGGCAGCAGCAGGTTCGCGATTCCATCTCTGGAGCAAGGAGCGCGAGCGGTGCAGAACCTCTTGTGTTCGGGCATCAGCTGCACAAGGTGGATAATGGCTTTGTGCTGGAAGTGTGGCCGCGAACAGGCACGTGGACGCCTTCCATCGCGGTCGTGAGCGAAAAAGAAGCGGATCTGCTGACCGCATTCTGCCCCGGGCCTAAAGGTGTTCTTGGAGGCATGGTCGCCATGATGTGTGGCGAAGGGCGACAGAACGGCTATTTTGGGCGGACATTCTCCAATCCTGTGAACAGCGCAATGACTGCGCATATATATTTGTCCAGACTGCCCAAATGGATCGAATTCGGCCAGCAGGGAAAGCCTCACCGAATTGATTTCACCGGCCCGAGCCCATTTTGAGCCTTCTCAATAATTGAGTTGATCCCGCGCAACACGGCTCACGATTGTTGCGCGGGAAAATATTTAGCCGTCGTTCGCGGGCAGCGGGAAATTGCTGATCAGCACTTCGCCAGCCTTGGTCGGCTTGCCGCCGACGCTGTATGTCGTGTCGATCGCGGCGATGGTGAAGCGGGAGAATGTGTCCCGCACGCCCTCATTGTCGTTCAGCGACATGAGGAAGCGGCCCTTGATTCCCGCCAGCTGGTCAGCCAGGGCGGCGAAGTCGGCACGGCTAAAAACATCGGCACCATAGTCACGCTCGCATGCCCAATAGGGCGGATCGAGATAGAAGAGCGCGCCGTCCCGGTCATAGCGGCGGATGAACTCGGCATAGGGCAGGCGCTCGATGACGACGGATTGCAGCCGATCATGGACGTCCGCCAGCAGCGGTTCGATCTTCCCGACGTCGAAGCGCGCGGGCGACGCGGCATCGACACCGAAGCCACGTCCCCGCACCTTGCCACCGAAGGCGAGACGCTGGACATAGAGGAAGCGGACGGCGCGCTGCAGATCCGTCAGCCGGTCAGGATCCTGCCCCAGCAGCCGCTCGAACTCGGCGCGGCTCGCCACGCGGAATCGCAGCATGTCGATCAGATAGGGATAATGCTCGGCAAGGCAGCGGAACAGCGTCACGACGTCGCCGGAAATATCGTTGATCGCTTCGGCGCGCGGGCGGCGCGAACGGCGCAGGAAGATGCCACCCATGCCGACGAACGGTTCCGCATAGCTGCTGTGAGGCGTGCCGTCGATGATCGCGCATATCCGCCGGGAAAGGTTGCGCTTTCCGCCGATATAACCGGCGACGGGCGAAACAGGACGAACGAGAACAAAAGGGGTAGACATGTAGGATTTCCTGCACGATGTCCCTCCATGGCTCGGCCACGGAGGGAACTCGAAATAGGCAGGCGCGCTGCCTTGAGAGTGCGAGTGCAGGCTCGCGGCTTTGAGGATGTGGGGACATCCAAAGCCCCCTCCGTAAAGGGGGAACGGCGGCGTTCATAGCCGCCACTGTTTCATTCAGACGGAAGCGGCCCAGAGAGGGGCTCGGGAACGGTAATGACACCGGCAGCGATCTTGTGCGCCACTCCGCTTGCGACGTCCTCGACGCGCGCCTTGGTTCCTGCACTATCGTAGCTGCCGTCATTCTTCAGCACGGCATTGACGCTGCGCTTGTGGACGATCTCACCGCTCGTGAAGGTGACGGGCACCGAGCGGGTCTCGGGATCGTATTTTCCGATCTTGGTCGTAATGTCGGTCATTCTGCAATCCTATGATGCTGGAGGAATGGGCCAGTTGATGGCGGCGGGATCTGTGATCGCTTCCGGCAGATCGCGCAGCGCCTGACGGTAAAGCCGCCATTCTTCGCGCAGCGCCGGGTCGATCGGAGTGTCAGGAAGCTGGGTGAAATCGCTGTCGCGCAGCAGTTGGTCGCGCTCGCCGCGCATCCACATCATCAACTGATCGGGGGACGGCGGCGGCGGCGAGGCGAGTGTAGGAAGCCCAGCCTGATCCGCGACAATGATGGAACCATTGGTCTGCCCGGCGAGAAGGGAGGCATGCTGCTCCGCTGTTATCTCGACGGCGTCCGGCGGAATAGCGTCGCCATGGATTTCAGCTTTGTAAAATCCCCCGGTCGAGGGCGCGAAGAACAATGACATTGGTTATCTCCCGATGGCCCACCAGAATGCGGCGGTTCCGGCGGCGGCGGCTGTAAGGGACGCTCTGGCATGCCCCACGGACATGCCCGTTGCAGACTGGCTCCCGGCGGATGCCCAGGCGGAAGGCACCGCGCCCGACATGTTGGTGGCGAAGCCAGCGAGGCACTCGGTGGGGAAGGCGATCGGGAAGGTGATGGCGTTGATGCCGTTCGCTGGAGCAACGACGTTGCCCCACTGGAGGATCAGGCCGCCGGGCAGCACCTGATATCCGTTGGACGAAAGATTTTGGGCACCAAACTGCGCGTCGAAGACGATATTGCCCTGATCTACACCATCGACCTGCGCTTTCAGACGCGAACCGCTCCACCCGATCCGGATGATGTTGGTCCCTTGGCCTGCGCCGCCACCCTGCCTGACTGGCGTGAAGCCGAGCCGAGCCGCGATGTCCGTGTAGTAGCTGCCCTGCTGGCCATCGAGCAAGTCGGCGTCCATGCCGGAGCCAGCGCCGTCATTCCCAGCGTCCCAGACCTTATTTCCGTTGCGGGCATAAAGTTCGCCACCTACCCGCACCTCATTATTCGCTAGGTTGATGGTCATCGGCCATGTGCCGTTGACTGCGGTGAAGGTCGTCGCGTTGACGGCTCCGCGCAGGAAATAAAGGATGTTGCCGTCGTTGCGGATAAACCCCGTCATATAGCCGGACGCGCGGAAGCTGATCGTCGGCGTGGCATAAAGGAGAGTGAGGTCGCCAGTGAGCGTATCGCCCGAGGCATCAAGCGGGGTGTAGCCAAGCCGCGCGGTGATGTTCGTGTAATAGCTGCCCTGTTGCCCGTCGAGCAGGTCAGCGTCGAAACCGCTGCCAGCACCATCGACCGTCAGCAGTTTCGTTTTTACGTCTGCCGCTGTGTAGTCGGCGACATCGACGGGCGTATAACCAAGCCGCGCCGTGATAGCCGTATAATAGCTGCCGTGTTGCCCATCGAGCAGGTCGGCATCGAAACCGCTGCCTGCGCCGTCCACCGTCAGCAGTTTCGTTTTGACGTCCTCCGCCGTGTAGGCAGTGGAATTGAGCGGCGTATAGCCAAGCCGCGCCGTGATATCGGTGTAATAGGTGGCCTGCTGACCGTCAAGCAGATCGGCATCAAGTCCCGATCCCGCGCCGTCGTTCGACGCCCGCCAGACGTCCGTAATGTGCCCATCAAAGACAAGATTGCCGAGATCGGAACTATCCACCGTGGCCTTGAGGCGCGTGCCCGACCAGCCCATCTTGATGCTGTTTGCAAGCTGTCCGACACCAGTACCTTGCTGGACTGGAGTGTAGCCAAGGCGCGCGGTAATGTTGGTGTAATAGCTGCCCTGCTGCCCGTCGAGCAGATCAGCGTCCAGACCTGATCCGGCACCATCATTGCCCGGATGCCAGATGCTGGCATTGTTTGCGCCGAAGCGGCTGTCGAGCCACGAAGTGACGGCATCTTTGATCATCTTCGCAGCGGGAACGCGCGTCGTGTCGATGCCTGCAATCGCCTCGGCGAGCGTCGCCAGCTCCACCACGCCCATCTGTTCCGTCGTCGCGGGAGGGTTGAGGAAATTGGCGTCGCCAAAAGTGAGTGTCGTGGCGGCCACGTCCTCGAACTTTACGTCGATCGCGATGAGCATCATCGCCTGCGCAGATTTCTCGACAAGCACGGCGGCCTGCCCATAGATCGCGAACAGAGTGCCATCGGCGAGGTAAAGTCCGATGCTACGCACGGTGAAGACGTCTGTGCCTTCATCGCGAACGATGAGGTGGATGGTGTCGTCGGCAACCACGTCGCCGGATATGGTGGCAAGCCGCTTGAACTCGCCGGGAAGCGCGGTCGCGGTCGCAGAGGGCACGAGAGCCGTGCCCGACAGGCCCACTTGTGCGATGGTGACAGGCGCGGTTCCAGTGTTTGCGGCATTGACCAGCGCAGCCCGGCCAGCATTGGTGACGATGATGGTGAGAGCCATGATTCCTCCGGTCAGGCCGCCGGTGCAGTGCAGGAAAGGCGGGCATAGATGGTTGGGCGAACCGCCGCGACCAAGCCGATTCCGGCCTTTGCGGTGACGCCCTGCGTGAAGGTGAAGTGGCTGCGCACCGGCTTGGCGCGGCTGACTTCCGCAATAACCTGATCAACGAAGGCAGCGGAGGCGGGCACGCCGTCCTGCTCAAGGTTCATCACAAGGTTGAAGGTGTGCGGGTCGCCCTTGGGCTCCTGCTGCCACCATTCGCGGATTGCAACGGAACCGCCGAAGCTCTGGACGACGGCGCGCACGGACGCGGCGGTGCCCTTCTGCCGGGCGATTGGGATAGCGCGGCGGACGCGCTCGCGCTTGATTGCTTCCGTCCAATCGGAAGACCAGTTGTCGAGCGACAGGCCCCATGCGAGCCACGGCAGCAGTTCGATCGGACAATCGTTGGGCGACCAGACCGCGCGCACCGGCGCTGGAAAGTCGAGGATGCGAGCAGCCGTCTGCTCCAGCGCCTTTTCCAACGCAGTCGATGAAGGGGGCAAGATCGACGGATAGGTCATTCGCCCGTGCCCGCGTAATTGACCGTGATGCCGGTGCAGTGCGGTGCCTGGACGCGCGAAACGACGATGTCGGCAGCAGGCGAGGTCAGCACGACATTTTGCACGCCCTCAACATGGAGGGCGGCAAACAGGCCCGAGCGGGTGATGTCGCGGCCAAGCCGATGGCTCGCCTCGACATAGGCGAGAAGGCTCGCCTGCGCGGTCGCAAGCACAACGCTGCCATCAGGGCCGCTGAAGGTGGTCAGCGTCGCAACGACCGCATATTCTATGATCTCTGCCGACTGGACCGTGACGAAATCCGTCAGCGGGCGGCGCGTCTCATCTGACACGAAGGCATCGACCGCCGTGAGCAGCTCGGGCGAAGCTTCACCCGATCCGGTGCGCGAAAGAACCGACACCAGCACTTCCCCCGGAGCGGGGCTGATGGCGCTGGCGTCCAGCACGTCCTCATCCGCTGAAAGCGCGTGGAAGACATAGGCACCTTCTGGCCCGGCGACCGAATAGCCCTCGGGCGCCAGCACCATGCGGCGGCGGAAATCCGCATCGCTCTCCATAATCGCCGGGATGCCCAGCACTTCGTCAGCCGGAACGAGGGTGAAGCGGGTAATGCCGAACAGGGCGGCGATGTTGTCGAGATCGGCCCCGGTGGCGTAGGCGGGCATGACAGCCCGAGCCGCGTCATTGACGCGCTGCCGGTGCAGCTGGACAAGATAGGCGAAGGTCTGGAGCAGCTTCGACGCTGGATCGCTGTCGCGGGCCTCGAATCCCGGCATGATCGACTGCATGTGCGCGACGGCATCAGCATAGATCGCCTCGAAATCGAGAGCCTCGATAATGCTGGGCGCGGGCAGGCGCGACAGATCGACAGCGGTGAAGGTAGCATCGGCCATGTCGGCCATGTCGGGGCAGGCGATAGTAGTGCGCTATGCCCCTGTATTTGGACAGGCCACTATCCAAATGCTGCATCAGGCCACCTGCCAGCTTCCCCTGCTTGCGGCCTCATGCCAATAGCAGTTCATGAAACGGGATTGTGGAAAGTGGCCGCGGAGCCGGAAGCATGAGAAACTACTAGCGGCGGCCATTCCGCCGGCATTCGCCTTCGCTTTTTGGGCGATAATGATCCTGATGATCATGCTTGCCGTTGTCACCGCGACAAAAAAGGGCAACCCATTCACCGATTTCTTCACCGCTTTTGGCGCAGTCGGGCAAGTGGTCTTCGCCTATATGGTGTGGAAGCTGAGCCGGGAGCAGTTTGCATTCACCCGTAGAGTGACCGAACGGCAACTCCGCGTCGATATTTACCACATGCGGAAGAAGCTGCTGGATGAATTCTTAAACATGTATGAAGTTACCGACAGACAATCGGATAATCGAGCGGACATAGATGATGATTTAGTCACTGAATGGTATTCATTGAGTGACGAAATATCGCGAGTATTTTCACAGAACGCGAGCAAGCCGCTCGCCGAAATGGTTGATTTGATATGTCTCGCGCAACCCGATACGGAATATATGAAGGATATGGGTCAGCGACATAAGGGCGACCTAAAGGCGGCCACCCAAATGATGAAAGATCACTGGAACAAGATCAGCCAGCTTCGTTTCCAAGCTTGGCATGCGATGCATCAAGAACTCTCACTGAGCGATCATTTGGCGATCTGAGACGCATTACACTTCTGCTAACTGAGTATAGAGCATGTCTAGCAGCTGCTCACGGTCCGCCGCCGTCGCGCCGAGCAGTTCACGCTTGGGATAGGGCACGGCCTTGGCGCGCAACGATGGCTTGTCGCGCAGGCCATACTGGTGAACGCCTGCGATCTGCGACACCTTGCCGGAAAAGCCGACCCAGAAGCCCTGATCATCCGCCCCGGTGCGCAGGAATCGCCCACTCGCCAAGCGCCGGAACATGGCGCGGCGACGCAGGCCGCCCCGGCGGCGAAGACTGCTGCCCCCCGCGTTGCGATGCTCTTCGGGGATCGGGAGCCATTTCACAACCTTGTCGAACTCGAATGAGCGGATCCCGCCAGCCTCAATGTCGAAGCCTGTCATCATGCGCCCCGTCGTCCAGGCGAACGAATTCATGATGACCTTGCGCGGCTCGCCACCGCCGCCGGATGGATAGAGAAAGCATGTCGCCCCCCGGCCCGACACCGGCGGGGCCTTTTCCTTGCGCGCCTCGAATTTCGAGCCGTCAGGCTGGCGCTGGGCGGCGATGCGCTCGCGCTGGCTCTGGGCCATGGTGCGGGCCATGCGGCGCATGAGGGTGCGGCGCTGGCCTGATGACAGGCTGCGGATCAGCGCCCCGGCAATGCGCTCGATCTCGGCAAGATCCTCGCTCATGCGTCGGGCGGAATCGCTGGGGTCAGATCAGCGTCGGGATCGGCAGTCTCAACCAGCAGTTCGGCGTTGCCAAAGCCCTGCAGGAAGGAAGCTGTCACCCCGTCAAAAGCATCGCAGAAATTCGGTTCCGCCGGGTGCTGGACGTCATAGCCGCTGCCATCGGCGCGGGGCAGGACAAGGACGGTTTCAGTCAGGTCGATCGAGATCAGAATGTCCGACGCTTCGCTGTCGAGCAGTTCGGCCTCGAAGGTAAAGGGCTGGGCATCGGACCGGCGCAGCAGCTGGGGCTGCTCCTTCTCGATCCATGCCAGCATAGGCACCATGATCGTGTCGGCGTCACCGGCGAAATCCCAGATGCCGACCTTAAGCGTATAGGCATAGGCGAATGACAGCGTGCGGGACTGCCGCGTGCTGATCTGCCCGCCCTCGACATAGATCTGCAGGCGGTCGGGATGGGTTTTCAGATCCGGCAGAAAGGCGGTGAGCCATTGCCGCAGGCTGTCGGCCTTGCGCATCGTCAGTCTGCCTGTGCGTTCGCCATGCGGGCCTGCGCCTGCAATTCGATCAGGGTGGTGCGGATCTGGCCCGCGACGTCATAGATGCTGGTCAGGCTTCCATGGCATTGCGCGCCGGTCATCTCGCCCGCGTCAGTCCGCTGGACCTTCGGCAATGGGGCGGGTGTCGCCAGCAATGCCCCAGAGATCTTCGCTGTTGGCCGTGGCGGCTGCGCGGTCGAGCAGGCCGACGCCATCAGCATCGACGCAGACGCTGCGATAAACCGGATGCTCAATGACTTTCTGGCTTTCATGGTAGATTTCCCTAACGCTGCCCTGCCGGGCATATTCTTTCGCCTGGGCAGCTTCGGACGAGGCGTCCAGCTTGCCCTGCAGCTTCTTGCGCTCGGCCTCCCGCGCATCATCGGCGCGCTTCTGCGCCGCCTGTTCCTTTGCGACGCCGACACTCGTGCCGTAGAAGAAACCGCCGATTCCTGCGGTGCAGGCGGCGAGCGCGGCGGCCATGGCGAGGTGCGATTTCCCGATCATGCGAGCAGCCCCTTGAAATAGGACCGGCGCGAATAGGTCAGCACATCCTTGCGCAGTCGCCCGTCTCGATAGCTGACGTGGATCCAGCCACTGTTGGGCTGGCCGCGCGTGTAGTTTTCAAGGATCAGCTGGTCGAAGGCCATGTGATCGCGGATGAAGGTGGCGACCGTCACATTATCGACGCCGCTGATCTCGAAATCGGCCGCCTCGCCCTGCGCGTGCTGGCTGCTGGACGATGATCCCACCGCCAAGCACAGCTTGATCGAGCGGAATCCCGACGTGACGCGGACAGGCTTGCCGAAATGCGCGCGCAGCGGTTCCAGCACTTTGGCGCAGAGCAGCTGCATCGCCGCGATCTGGCACGCGCCGGGGACGTTGGCGATGCCCCGAGCCGTCGCTGTCGCGGACGCGGTGAATTCGGCCAGCCTAAAGTTGGGGGACAGCTGCATGGGTCAGTCCTTGTTGGGCAGAAAGCGGTCAGCGATGCGGCCCGGCACGCTTGTCAGCGTGTCGACAAGCGCCCTTGCGATGCGCGGGGTGGCGTCGAAGGCGAGCAAGGCGATGGCGAATGCGATCGACTGCGCGGCGAAGTGATTCCAGCCCGTGACAGCGATGATGGCGATGGTCGCGTAATAGCTGACCGTCGATCCAACGACCCACTGGAGGAAGCGCTGGCGGAACGGCAAGGCGGGCTTCCACGCCTGCGCCACGGCGGAACCGATCAGCGAAGGCGTGAGGGAGCCGATCAATTCGATGACGGATTCCAGAAGGTGGCGCAGGTCCATGGATCAATCCCAAAGCTGAATGAGGGGAAGCACGCGCGTTGCGTTGGCGTCGGCGGTTGCGGGCACGATGACGATGGTGCCGAGCGGAAGGATGGGGCCAAGATCGGCCAGCCCCGGATTGGCGTCACAGACGCGGGAAATCTCAGCAGGACCAAGCCCGGCATCGCGCCACAGTAGCAGGTCCAGCTTGTCCCCTGACCGGGCAACAAGGCGCTGCTCCGACGCCATCAGATGAGGTCCACCACAGTTCGGGTCTGGCCCAGCATGTCGCGCACCGCGTGCATCGCATCACGGCGCAAGCTCCCGATCGCCGTTGCAGCGTCATTGCCTTCCGCCCCGCCCGCTGCCGTGGTGTCGAAGTCGGGATGCCGCTCGATCAGTTCGGCTTTTGCATAGAGCGCGACGGCGCGGTGGTAGCGGAACAGCTGCACGCTCGCCCCGTCCAGCTGGGGCGCGGGCACGTCAGCAAGCGTGGCGTGCCCGGCGGCGATGGAATCCGCGGCGAATTGCTGCAGGTCGATTCCTGCCGTCATGACCGCACCGATGATTGCGGCGCGCAGACGCGCGGGCGTGATGCTGGTCGGGATCCTCGCGGCATCGCGGACTGCCGCCGGATCAATGTCGGGGAAGAAGCCGTCGTTGATGACCGCAGTTTCCTCTTCCGGCGGCTGCTCAATCTCGGACGCGGGCGGTCGGGCGACGAACGTCATGCCATCCCCAATCGGGCGATGAACGCCATGCTGGCGAAGACGACGAAGGCCCAGCCCGTAGCCGCGCCGACGTCGAGGATCAGGAAGAGCGGCAGCACGATCCGGTAGGCCGGGGACATGCGGATGCGATCAGGCAGATAGGGCGCGATCAGCTGGGGCTTGCGGACGACACACCAGATCCGCTCAAAACAGAAGATCGCCGACAGCACGGCGCAGACGGCGAAAACGGCAATCAGCGCCAGATTGAAAAAGGGCATGATGTCCTCCGATTTCGGCCCACCGGCTTACAGGGGTGAGGATCGGGGCAGAGTGCGGCCCTACGGCTCGAAAGCCTCCCGCATCGCGCGATCCGCCCCTGAGCGCCGGGGGCGAGCCTGTCAGGCGCCCGAACCGTTCTGGTCTGGGCCGCCCTGTTCGTTGTTCGTGGCAGGCGCGGCGGCGGTGATGGCCGCCAGCAGCTTGTTCGCCCGCTTGATCTTGTCCTTGACGCCGATACGGTCATTCAGTCGCTGGGCTTCGTTGAAGGCCGACAGAGCCCGATCCAGAAACGGAGCGGCGGCAGTAGCCTCGGCGGCTTCACCAGCGGCCAGTTCCTCATTGCCAGCAGCCTTGATGAGCTTCGCTCGGACTTCATCATGAATGTCGCAGGCGAACGTCAGGTCCAAAACCTCGCCCAGCGTCTCAAGCGAGAAGCGATTGCCCGCGTTCTGCGCCTTCAAAGCTGCGTCGGCGATTTCCTCGACGATGATCGTGGCGGCGTCGCGCTGATAGCGCGAGGGCATGGGCACGTTGTGGCGCAACACGAATTCAGCGAGGCTCAGCGCGTTGTCATAGTCGCCGACGTCGATGAGCCAGACCATGCAGGTCGGCACCACTTCGGCGGCGAGGCCGGTGCCAACGCCTGCATCGGCGGCGAGGATACCCTGCACCCATGGCCGATATTCCGGGAGCATCTGCCGCTTCGCCTCGATCTTCCGGTCGATCGAACGGATTTCTTTGAGGGTGCGCAGATCGTGGGTCAGGCGCAGCGCGACCTGCGCGGCGGCCTGTTGCGCGGGCGAGGCGTTGACCGCCCCCGCTACCGGGAGAGTGTCGGCAGCGGGGGTGGCATCCGCTCCACCTTCGGGAGCGGACGCAACGGTCTTGGCAGCAAGGATCCTGTCCCTGTGGCGGCGAGCGAGGCTCATGTGCGTGTCCTGTCAGATGGAGGGATTAGCGGGGCCGGATCAGGCGGGCTTCTTGCCCATCACGACGTTTTCGACCAAGGCGCAGCGGCCATAGTCTTCCACGACGTAAGCCTCATTGACGGACTCGTAGTTCTCGATCTGGTCGAGCGCCGGTTCGTCCTTGATCTGGCGGCGGCGGGTTTCCTCCTGCCAGTAGATCGACAGGTTATCGAGGCTGGTGATGAGCATCGCGTCTTCGGGGAAGAAGGGCACGATGACGGCACGCTTGCCGGCCAGCTGCTTGGGCAGGGTCAGGATGCGGTGCGCCGCTTCCTGTTCCGTGGCGGTATCGCCCGCTGCCTGGAGCAGATTGGCATATTTGTCCTTCACCAGCTTCCAGCCAACGATGACGACAAGGTCGGTATCGCTGCGGTGCCACGGATCCAGCAGATCGAGCGCGTCGAAGGCCAGCGCGTCGAGGTTTGCGAAATCGGCATCGGCGGTGGCGACGTTGGTGGCGTCGGCATCGACCACTTCGACCCCGGCGGCGACATAGATCGCCTTGGTCGGATCGGTGGACAGTGCGCCGTCGTCCAGCACGCGCTCTTCGGCATGGGTGCGGATCTTGTGCAGCCAGCCCTCGTTGACGTCCTGCAGCAGCGGGTTCTCGCCAACGTTGGTGGCGGCGGCGGCGGACGTGCCGTTGAAGCCGATCATGATGCGGTCGCGGCCCTGCTGTTTCAGGATCACGTCGCGCAGCAGCGTCTGGAATTCCGGCTTGTGCCGCCAAGCGTCCAGCTTCGCATATTTGATCGCATGGTCGAAGTTGGTCTGCTTGCAGAAATAGCCGCCGTCGTCCGTGGTGTCGGTCGGATCGGTGGGCGTGCGGCGCGTGCCGCCTGCGGTGTTGGTGCGGCTCGCCAGCGGGCGCGTGACGGTGACGCCGACCTTCTGGCCCGACTGTTCAGGCACGCCGACGATGTTGATCTGGCTCAGGAACTCGCTCGATTCCTGAATTTTCTCTTCCAGCTTCTGCTCCACGACGGGCGCGACGCTGAACTTGACGGTGGCGTCGGCGACGCTGTTCAGCAGAGCGATCTGGCTGACATAGGCGGTGAAGAGCAGGCGGGTTTCGTTACGCATGTGCGTTGGCTCCTGACGGACTTGGGGCGGGGCGGTTGTTCAGATGAGCGAGGCGGTCAGCAGTCCGTGACGACGCCGCCGCTGCCGCCGGTGGCGGGCGAGCGCTTGAAGGTCTGGGACTGCTCGGTGCTGTTCAGTTTGGCTTCCAGCGCATCGAAGCGGGTGCCGAGTGCCGCGACGGCATCGCTGGCGGGCTTCACGGCGGCGGCGATCTGGTCACCGATGACCTTGCCGAAAGCCGCAACATCGAAGCTGTTGTCGTTGGCGGGCGGCGGAGGCGGAGGCGTTTCGGCTTCGTCCTTCTTCTCCTTTTTGAAGAAGCTGGCGATGCCGCGCGCGATGCTTTCGCCGAGGGTCTGTCCATCCACCGGGTCTGCAACCAGTTCAAGCGCGGTTTCATGGGCGCTGGAAAAGACGTTCGAGCGCGACTTGACCGCGAATTTGAGGGCTTCGGTGCCGAGCGACGCGGGCATGTCCGTGACGGCGAGGCCGACCAGATAAGCCTTTCCCTCGCCAGCGAAGTCGGGGTGGATTTCGCAGCTGGTGAACAGCTTCTGCCCGGCCTTGTTGATCTCGACCAGCTGATCGTTCGCGTCGATCTCGGCATAGAGCGCCAGCAGCGTCTTCTTCTCGCCGTTGATGGTCAGTTCGACTTCTTCGGTCTTGAGCGACAGGACGGAGCCATAGGCGTTGAAAGGGCGATCCGGGCTGTAACCGGCGATATGCTCGCAGTTGATCCGCGCGGTGTAGGTGGCCGGATCATAGCTGGCCGCCATCTGCTCCAGCCATTCGCGCTGAATAACGCGGCCGTCGACGGTCGCACCTTCGACTGCGACGCGGAAAAACTTGCTCTTTGCCATGATCGATCCGGTTCCCTTGGTTGCTTGGGCGCGCAGGCGCTGGCCTGATGGGCAGCAGAAAGGGGCCGTCGCGGGGGCAGGCTCAAGGCCCTGCATTTGGACAGGCGGCTATCCAAATAGATGCCAATGATCAGGGGCTTGGGCGCGGGGCATGGTCCGCCGCGATGACCGCTCAATCTCCCCAGCCCGGCGCGCCTGCTGTCCTTTGGCAGTTCGATCCGCCCCGTCACGCCCGCAGCCTCTACTGGCGTGGCTATGGGGTGACGCAGATCGCGGAAGAATTCGCGCTGCATGGCGTCGTGGGCGACAAGGGCAAGCCGATCGCGCGCGCGACGATCGAATCTTGGAAGCAACGGCAGCGTTGGGATGATGCCCCCTCGATCCGCAAGATCGAGGATGGCATCGAAATCAAGCTGCTGACCCTGATCGCCAAGGAAAAGAAGACCGGCGGCGACTATGTCGAGATGGACGCGCTGTCGCGCCAGATCGAAAGCCTCGCCAAGGTCCGCCGCTATGAGGCCCCCGGCGGCCATAGCGGCGACCTCAACGAGAAGGTCGGCAACCGCAACGCGGGCGAGCGCAAGAAGCCGAAAAAGAACCATTTCACCGCCGAGCAGGCGGAAGAACTCAAGCGCGTCTTCCTCGACGGCCTCTATGATTATCAGCATCGCTGGTGGCAGGCGAAGGATCAGCGCACGCGCATGATCCTCAAGTCGCGCCAGATCGGCGCAACCTACTATTTCGCGTTCGAGGCGCTGATCGACGCGATCGAGACGGGCCGCAACCAGATATTCCTGTCGGCATCGAAAGCCCAGGCACACCAGTTCCGGTCCTATATCGTCAGCTTCGCCAAGCTGGTCGGCGTCGCGCTGACCGGCGACCCGATGCTGATCACGTCGGATCTGCGGCCAGCGGAGGAAGCGGCGGCAGAACTGCATTTCCTTGGCACCAATTTCCGCACCGCGCAGGGCCGCCACGGCAATTTCTACTTTGACGAATTCTTCTGGGTCCATTCGTTCGAGGAATTGAACAAGGTCGCCTCTGGCATGGCGACGCATAAGAAGTGGCGGAAAACCTACTTCTCCACGCCGTCCAGCGTCGCGCATCCGGCCTATCCCTATTGGACCGGCGACCGCCGCAACCGTCGGCGCAAGAAGGAAGATCAGATCAAGATCGATGTCAGCCATGATGCGCTGGCGATCGGCATGGCCGGACCGGACCGGATCTGGCGGAACATCGTCAACATCCGCGACGCCGAGATGGGCGGCTGCGACCTATTCGACATTGAAGAGCTGGAGGATGAATACGCGCCCGACGAATTCGCCAATCTGTTCATGTGCGACTTCGTTGACGACAGCCAGTCCGCCTTCCGCTTCAATGACATGATCGCCTGCGGGTGCGACAGCCTGATCGAATGGCAGGATTTCAACCCGGAGGCGGCGCGGCCCTACGGCAAGCGTTCGGTCTGGGCGGGCTATGATCCGCAGGAAAGCGAGAATGGCGACAATGCCGCGCTGGTCATCGCCGCGCCGCCGCTGGTCGAAGGCGGGCAATTCAGGATCCTTGAGCGCCACCAGCTACGCGGCCTCGATTTCGAGCAGCAGGCGGAATTCATCAAGGCGGTCCTGAGCCGCTATACCTGCACCTATCTGGGCATCGACGCCAAGGGCGTCGGCGCGGGCGTCTATCAGATCATGGCGAAGCCCGGCGCGCTGCCGGGCTGCGCCGTCGCCAAGATCGAATATTCGCTCGAACTCAAGGCGCAGATGATCATGAAGGCGCAGAACGTCATCCGCCGGGGCCGCCTCGCGTTCGACAGCGGCCTGCTCGATCTCGTGTCCGCGTTCGTGTCGATCAAGAAGACGCTGACCACCAGCGGGCGGAATATCACGTTCAAGGCTGGGCGCGGGGGCAATGACGGCCACGCGGATCTGGCTTGGGCCACCATGCACATCCTCATGAACGAACCGCTCGACGGCAAGGAAGCGCCCAAGGGCACAATGGAGATCATCGAATGAGCAAGCGTGCACGCCGTATGAACCGCCGGGAGTCGGCTGCAGCGTCCGAGGGCGCGATCGTCGCGGCCAATGACAATCGGGGCGGCGCGATCGAGACGTTCAGCTTCGGGGATCCTGAGCCGGTGCTGAGCCGGGCCACCATGCTCGACATGCTGGAATGCTGGGACAATGGCCGCTGGTATGAGCCGCCGATTTCGCTGGACGGGCTTGCCCGCGCATTCCGCGCGTCGCCGCACCATAGCAGCGCCATCATGCTCAAGCGGAACTTGCTGGCGGCCAGCCTCGATCCCACGCCTTTCCTGTCGCGCAAGGTCTTCGCCGGGATGGTGCAGGACTATCTGGTGATGGGCAACGCCTATGCGCAGGAGATCCGCAACCAGCTGGGCGGCGTGCTGCGGCTCGAACATCCACTCGCCAAATATACGCGGCGCGGCATCGAGCCGGGCCGCTTCTGGTGGGTGCCGGGTCATCGGAACGAAAGCGAGTTCGTGCCGGGCACGGTGCATCAGCTGCTCGCGCCTGACATCAATCAGGAAATCTATGGCCTGCCCGAATATCTGTCGGCCCTGCAGTCAGCGCTGCTCAATGAGAATGCCACGCTGTTCCGCCGCCGCTATTTCGAGAACGGGAGCCACGCGGGCTATATCCTCTATGCCACCGGCGACTTTGCCAATGGCGACGTCGCTGCCATGCGCGACGCGTTGAAGCGAGCAAAGGGGCCGGGCAATTTCCGCAACATGTTCGTCCACTCGCCCAGCGGCAAAGAGAACGGCATCAAGATCATCCCGATCGCCGAAGTCGGTGCGAAGGACGAATTTCTGGGGATCAAAAACACGACGCGCGATGACGTGCTGGCCGCGCATCGCGTCCCGCCGCAGTTGCTCGGCATCATCCCGGCCAACGCGGGCGGCTTCGGCGATCCGGCCAAGGCGCTGGACAGCTTCTTTGAACTGGAGATCCAGCCTCTGCAGTCCGTCTTCCTCGAACTCAACGATAAACTGGGTTTTGAGGCGGTGCGATTTCTGGAGCGGGTGAAGGCGCAGTAAGGGGCCCGATGCCTGGGCGGAACGCAGTCCCTCTTTCACCATTCGTTACGATAGGGTACCGGGCGGTGATCTACCGCTCTGATCAGAAGGCTTATTCAGTGAAAGACTGGTTTCCTCTGGCTGAATATGAGTTCTACGCCTTTGTAGCCTCGGGCATGCTCCTGATTGCCGCCCTTGATTATTCCTTAACAGGGGGCGTCCTCGTCAATCGCACTAACTGGAACATCATTGATGGGGTGTTCTGGACCGTGGTAGCTTATCTGACGGGCCAGATCACTGCAGGTCCATCCTCGTCTTTGATTGAGCATTTGTTAGCCCGCCGGTTGCTCTCCATCCCGGCTGATATTCAGCTCGGCCTCCGGGACCGGAACTGGGTTGAGCGCCGCCTTGCGGCCTGTTTCGCACCACGCGAGTATGCGCCGCTGCGGGAGCCGATAAGGGCAAGAGCACTTGCAAGAGCGGCAAAGCAGTTGGGTGTTGCTGAGGATCAGCTTGACGGTGAGACGGTTTTTCAGGCTGCATTCCACCCTGTGCGTGGAGTGAGCGACACCGTCGGACGCCTGAACTCGTTCATGAATCAGTATGGGATGAGCAGAAATATCTGTTTCGTCAGCTTAGTGGCGGTAGGTGCACTTACCTACCGCCAACTTCAGACACCCACTAACCAGACAGCGTTTATCTTGGCTGGCTCTGCCGTGTTAGCTGTGGGAATGTTCGGGAGATTCCTTAAATTTTATTCCGCTTATTCCAGCGATGTCATCAGGACCTACGCCACGCTGCCAGCGGATAAGGTGCCTTGATGGCTCTGCTACTCACAGCGTGTATTCTGTCTCTACGGTAATCGACCCCACATAGCCGTCGAATTTGGTCTGCCCTTCATCCGTTAGGTTGTCGGGGCATCCGTTCTTGTTATCGGCGTAGATGTGGACGCGATCTCCGACGAGATCAAACGTGATATTACCCGCCGTGTTTTGCGTGATAGTTTGATAGCCGGTGTAATAATGCAAGTGCCGCTTTGGCGCTTCCCCGATGACAATGATTTGAGGATCGAGCTTTTCGAGCCAACTGTTTGGGATCTTACCGGTAGCTCGTCCATGATGTGCTGCGAAAACAACCGTGGTTTTGTCCAGTTGGATGTGATCGACTATATTTTCCATGAACTCAGTTTCGAGATCCCCAAGCCACAGAAAGCTCGCTCCGCCGTTAAGGCTGTAACGCACAACCGCTGATGTATTGTTGAAATGTTCGCCCGCCTCACATGCGGCAAGCGCTTCTTTGAAGTGCGCGTTTGACGTATCTGGCCAGAGGACCTGAATCCCTGAGCTTGATCGTCCGTCGCCTTCCAAGTTCATCCAGCGGCGCTTGCATCCTTTATAGATGTAGAACGCCTTTTTCGGATCGTCCCGCAATTGGCAGTATCGCTGGAAGGACACCGTGTCCTCGTCCTTAACCGCCTGATTTTTTACGACGTAGAAGTTTACAATCGGCATCGCATCGTCCAATCGCTCGATGCCGCCAAAGTGGTCTTCATCTGGATGGGTGCAGATAAATCGCGTGATTTCCTTTCCTGCGGATTGCTCCTTCAACTCCTTGATGATCTGATCAGCGTTTCCTTCACATAGGTCGCAATCAATGATCGTGAAGTTCGCACTATTGTGCTTGATGTAAAACATATCGCCGCTTCCGACGGCGAAGCTCTTGATAACCGACATGATGTACCTCCCAAGCAGCTATGTGGGAGGCAATTCGGCGTTTCGCAACCGCAATGAATTGAACTTCTCGTCGTGCGTCAGCCCCTAAATCGGTTCACCGCTCTTTTCCATTCCCGTTCGTCAGGCAAGGGTAGGCGGATGCGCGGCGGCTCATCGCAGGTTTCAATCCACGATGGCCGGACCTTGCGGCCCGCACGCTGGGAGCATGATCGGCAGTAGAACCGGCGGCGTGCATCGCGGAAGTCGTCAGTCCAGCCCTTGCGCTGGAATTTCCACCACAGGCCATGCCCGTTGAACAGGCCGACATTCCCGCAGCGGCAGCTTACCTTGACCGTGCGGTGCCATGCTGCCGCCTCGAATATGCAGGTGGCAACCTTCAGCCCATCGGCGTAGCGCGCCACATCATTCCGCCGCCACTTCCATGCGGCACAGCTGGGCGCAAGCGAGCGCGCCGATCATATAGGGGCCATCGTCCCGCTGCCCGTCGCGGATCTCCCCCAAGAACTTCCGGTTATCAAAGCCGCGCTCCTCCAGCGCCTTCGCGACTGCGTCGCGAATGTCGTCAATGCGTTGCATGTCGTGTCTCCTGATATGGAACATATGGAGAACGCAAGCCGAGTCGGTCAATGGCATTTTGCAAGCGGCCATCGTGGACCGGCGACGCGCGCGCAACATTCTTGCGCATCATGCCACGGCGGTCTGGCCCCCTGATCGAGGAGGTGAGGCCGCCGAGCCGCCGCGCGCCCGCAGCCAGGGGCCTCCCGCCGGGGCCGCCCCCCTGCCACCCCTCAAAACGCGCTTTTCCCCCCGCCTCGCCCGCGCGCTTTTCATGTCCCTTTTGATGCACCATAGACACCCCCCGGAAAGCGGCCTAGATCCTTGGCCGGTTGCTGCTCATGAGGCGGCCTGTGCTGATGCGTTTTGATGCACCCAGAGCGCCCTAATCGGGCCGGTGCGACATTCCCGAAAAATGATGTTCGCTGCCGTTGCAAACGGGAGGGGTCGGGAAAAAGGTAATCTCGCCAATCTGTGCCGATCATCCGCTAAAAAGTGACGGATTTCTGCGGTTTCTGGGGTTGGCCTTTCCCTATAATCTTCTGCAACCTCTCAGGGGGCAAAACTATAATCCCTTTGAAAACTAAGGACTTTATTGGGCCTGAAAATCACTCCTAGAAGGTATAATCTGGTTATAGAAAGATTATAGGTGATGTTACTCGTAACCTGTTGAATTTGCACGGTGGTTATAGAGATTACCTTTTTCCCGACCCCTCCCGGCTTACTATTTGCGATGCCGCCATATAGCCGTTTACCCTTGCTCCGCATGCATTTGGAATGCACGGAACAGGCGCGGTATGGAGCGCCCGCGAGCGACTGATGCTCCAAATGGTTAAGGTGACTATGGCCGGTATTCCGCCGATAGCCGATCTCCGCCGTGTCGCTGTCCAGCTGGACGGCGACCCGCGTTTTGCAAAGCTGGCTGAGATGATCCGAATGGCGCTGATTGCGCAATCCTGCCACAGCGATCTTGCCGAGGCCGCCCACACGATCGAGGCACTGGAAGGTCTATTGAAGAGCCCAAGGGGGTTAGGCAGCACGGCGAGATCAACAACCGAATGCGCCCTGCTCTTCAACGCTATATCGCTCTATGCGCGAGCCACAGTCACAAGCGCGAAGCGAGGCGAACGAGGGTCAATACAAGTCCGCGAAAAGCTGACGGGCGATCAGCAAGCTGATCACGACATTGTCGCTGCCGCTCGAAACCGCGCAATAGCTCATGTCTATGCGGAGGAACAGATCGGCGATAGGATCTGGCATCGAGATCATCTTCTTGTTCAGAAGTTCGAGGATGGCTGGGCACCGCTCGGATATACAAACCGGGTGCAAGTCGATCGGCCCACGATAGATCGACTAGCGCGGTTGATACCTGCTGCTAGCCAGATCGTGAAAGCGGCTTTCGATAAGCGGGTCGCCGCGATCGTACGTTTGATGAATGAGAGCGATGTTCCCGAAACCATTTTCCTGGCTGCCTCTGTGGACCCGGTTACGCTCTACGGCAGCACCGAAGAAGCCAAGCGGGTCGTCGCCGCGCGATCACAAGGTCACGCCTTTGGCTTTACCGCTCGAAGCTAA